GGGCAGCCAGAAGGTTGGGAATGAGTCCATAAATACACCCTGTTTCCACACAAATGGACAGAATTCATTATATCTTTCCACAACACCTGTCGAATGTGGGCATTCTCTTCACCATCATCATAAAATTGATTGATGATGTCAACAATCTTGTCCAAAATTTGGGCTGATAGTGTGCCATCATAATTGGAAAAATCTCCGGCAATGATCTTCTCACCCTTCTCCATCAATTTGACAGCTGTCCTGTACCAATCAGTTGAATTTGGATTAGTGCCGACAGAAATCTCATTATCAATCCGATTTTCTGCGCAATGGGCAGCAAAGTGTAAGAAGTACTTCCTCACAACAAGCGTAAACACCATCGGACCCGCTGAAAAGACTCTTGTTTTGCCAGCATCAACTTTCTCGATCAATCGTCGCTCATCTTTCAATGTATCAACCCAGAACACTTCGGATCTCACATTCTTTCTAGCTCGGTCAATCATTTCCTCCATCTGTTGCTCAATGTCCGAATCAAGTTTATACTCCTCACCTTCTCCCAACCACTTTGTCTTACCAGGATACTTTCCTTTCTCGAATGAGAGAGGATACCCAGGTGATGACTTCCTATTTATGGGAGCACTGAAGGGTTCATCTTCCACTCCGGCGACACTTTCAAAATTTGAAAGCACTCGAGGAGCTTGTCTGTTGTGTAGCAATATTCTTGTCATGTCATTGACAGCAGCATCAAGATACTTTACATCCAAAAATGGGGGAATTTTCCCAGCCTTTTTCAATCCCACTTGCATTGGGTCTACCACACCATGTGGTGTATCAACCTTACCCAATGCACTTGGTTTGGTGATTGGTTTTGTTACCATTCCATGAATCAAACTGGGAGAGATATCCGTTTTCGTGGCAGCAAGAACACCCTTCGCAACCTGGCCGACAGGAATGAAGTCTCCTTCCGGAGTCTCAATCTCCTTGTCTAAAACAGATGGAAAAGAAAGTTCAACATGTCCCCTCATATCCATCTTCTTCAAAGCCATGTCAATGTCCTTTCTATTAATGGCGGATGCAATTCCAAGACCAGTCGTTCCAGCGACATGGATACCAATAATCTTGCGAGCAATTCCAGTGTGAATGCTCATCAAAATTGAACCGCAATCTCCCGCTTTGGTTTCCATGGAATAGGAATAGTGATCACGAATCTTGATCTCTCCATGCAATTCAGAATATGATATTGACGACGAACGGTCATTTGCAGCAATCTGCCCAAATTTCCTATCAATGTAGCTAATTTCTGGCGTCAACAACATACCCTTCACTCGTCTAAACGCAGTGAGTTCAATCGATGTCGCCAAATTATCCATCAATGATTG